CATATCCTCGTTGATCATATCTATGTCTTCCCAGATTTCATTGTCGGCATCTTCCATGTCTTCATAAAACTCTGATAATATATCAATAATCTCTTGCAGATTGTCAGTATTACGTTGCACATCTCTAATTAGATTAGTCTTATCAGTAGCGTTGTTCTCAACAGTAAGTATGTTTACTGTCTCCTCAAGATTAGATATCGTACTAGCTTGCTGTGCCGTCCACCAAATAAAACCGCCAATCTGAGCTATTACAACCCCGACTACAGCAATACTTACTTTCGGCAGCTTGTCAGACATTTAAGCGTTAGTGAACCGTGCGCCGCGAAGTGCCGCGCCCATTCCACGCTTCTTGCCTGTTGTGACCTTTGCCTTTGCAGTGTTCGGAGTAGCTATCTCCTCCAACTTGCAATAAGGTATTCTACCCTGATCCTTAATATCAGCATAGTTTTGCGGCGTTTGAGCCGCTTTTGGTGTATTCGTTATAATCTTAACACTTGCCATTACTGACCCCTTTGCTTCAATAATTCGCGCTGCATTGCGCTGTCAATTCGTGCCGCCGTCTGCGCTTCCTGACTCGCGAGCCGCTTATCAAACTGATCCGCCCTCGTTTGTTGATTCTGCGCGTCAAGCTGCAATTTTGCCTGATCGATTTGAGCATCCGCCTGTTCGGACTGCGCCTTGATCTGCAACTCCTGTTCCTTTAGCTTTACCAGAGGATCAGGACCCTGACCAGATACTTGTGCACTTAACTGTTTCAATTGCTGCATACCCGCCGCAATCGCCTGTGCAATCATTGCCTGCATCTGCATCTCTTGCTGCTCAACAGGAACAGGACCCGCCTGCGCCATTTGAGCCATCGCCTGTTCTTCAGCCTGTAATCTTACATGCTCCATAACGTGCTTCTGAATACCCATCGCAACCGGAGGCATACCACCCACCATAGGACTGGAAGCAAAAACCAAATGCGCCATAATATGAGCCTGATGATTCTGACCCTGAAACGCGTTCAACGGTATCATGTCCATAGCATTAATGTTTTCTGACGCGGGGTCCGTGGGCACCGGCTCCTCGTCCGGAACCTTCTTCATTAAACGATCTACATCCGTTACACCAATCGCCTCATACATATCACGGTACACTTCGTGCATGTTATGCAATTCAGGAGCCGCTCCCGCTAACTGCATCTTAGTCTGCGCCAAAGCTATACGCTGCGCCTGACTAAATGTATTCGGATTACTGACAGGAACCACATCTACACGATCATCAAAATCAGACGCCATTATCGCCTGATCCCCGTTCTCTACAGAATAAGGATACTCTTGCGGTAAAAACTCACTCATAACACGAGAAAGTATCTTAAACTCCATCCGCATCGCATAATGTAACCGCTTGTGAACAGCGCTCATTACCCGTGTGCCCTGCTCCAACATAGCCAAAGTTGTGCCGACAGCCGCGTTCTGATTGCCATCGCCAACCTTCATATCAGTAATAGTCGCGAACCGCTGACCCGCCTGTACAACAAAACCTAACAAATTAAACAATGTCTGATCGGGACCCTTAAAGGGCAGCGGCATAAGACTATCTCTGATAGCCCCACCCGGAGCATCCACATCGCGGAATTCACCGGGCTGCAACGGATCGTCATCGTCACGAATCCTCAAACCACGCGCTTTAAAACCCGCGGGAAGATTGGACAATGTACCTGCGTCGATCAATTGTCGCAGTGCCGCTGTGGCGGTTCGGGAGAGACCGCCAATCGTGTGTATCAAACCCAGACCATAAAAACCAAAGCCCGGTAAAAACTTGTAATGAACAAAATATTGTATCTTGCGCTTTAACTCATCTTCTTCACGATAATTACGACGAATAGACAGAATCTGCCCGTTATCTTGCGAAATTGTTACAATGTAAGGAACCTTAATACCCGTAGGCTCCCCGTCCTCATCCACATCCTCAAAACCCTCAATATCTAAATCCGCATGAAATTCAATTAATGTACAGTCATAATCCACGCTTCCGGGTTCAAAACCAGTTATTCGGTTTAATTCACCCTGAACTTCATCAGCATCACCCTGTTGCGGTATAATAGGAATATCACGATATATCCCCGCCAGTTGCTGCTTACGCAAATCATTCAAATTCATACGAATAGTATGAGCAATGTTAGAACATGTCTCTAAATCAGAAGTCTCATAAGGAACCACTAACTGCTCCGCAGGCACAAACTTACTTACCGCACGGCCCAAAACCTAATCATAATATACCTTCTTAAACGTACTGCCCGCCAATGGTAAATAAAATAACATCTGATCCATGTCAGGAGTGTAATCCTCCATAACAGTCGTGATGTAATAATTCATAAAGTTTCGAACGCGAGACGCCTGTTCCTGCTTCTCCCGCGTCTCATCACCCATAATAGCTGTTCGGACGGGACCCGAAGAAGGTAAAAGCTCATTAAACGCCTGTGCCTGAAATTGAGTAGCAGCTTCCGCAAGTAACGGATGAGTTACCCCAGAGGCTCCACGAAACGGCTCCGTCCGCTCCTCATAATTAAATCCAAGAAGATCCAAACCATCCGTATATGCATCTTCCCACTCCTGACGACTGGACTTGTTTGCATCAAACTCACCCATCAAACCAGAAGAAATAGATCCCAATTCCCTGTCATCCAAACCCTCGGCCAAGTTCTCGCCAAAGCCCATATCCTCCCTGTCTTCCGAAGGATCAAAATCCACAAGGACACTACCGTCGTCCTCGGTTACAATCTCTATCTCCTCTTCGCCCTCAAGCATAAAAGGAGTCTCTCTAGAATCAGGTATCTCTAATTCTAACTCCGCAGACAGATCATCCTCATCCAATTGAGATGGAACATTCGTGTCCATTAGTCCGCCGATAGGTGCTCTCGCCATAGAAATCTCCTAGTAATATGCTCTCACTGTAGCAGACTTTTCATCATCTTGCCAATCATCTGTTGGTAGTTGTACAAAATTACCCTGACGATACCGCATTAATGCCTGTGTCATGCTATCTACAAGATCGTCATACTCCCCCTCCGGAAAAGCCGCAACCTCTTCAATTAACTCCTCCGCCCAAGTCTCGTCAGGTGCCCAAACCATGCCCGCCTCAAATAATGGACTTACCGAATGTACCCTCGTTAACTTGTCGTTACCCCGGCTCGGCGTAAAATTTACAACAGGTATACCCGTCTGCCGCATCTCGTGAGTTAAAGGCAAACCGCTCGCTTTCGCCTCAACAATTACCGTGTCCGGCTCCCAATACTGATACTCCTCAAACGCTAGTGCCTTTAACTCAGGAAAATCATAACGTCCCTTCTTAGCATCTAAAAGGATTAAATTAGGCGGACCACCCTCCTCCGGAAAAAAAACACCCCACGTCGTTATCGCACTGTAATCAGACCGCTCCCTCTTCGTAAACGCCGTGTCCAAACTCTGTATCACATACTGCAACTGAGGGATCTTCTCACCCTGCCAAACCTTCCACCACTCCCGTGGAATAATCGCATTCTCCTCACCCGTGGGGTTTTGCTGATACTGCGCGTTCCACTTGCTCGTAGGAATAGATGCGCGAACCGCGGTCAAATCCTCTAAGCTCCAAAACTCCGGCCAACACGGATCTCCATCCTCAAATATCGCAGGTAACTCCACAACCTCCCACTGATCCGCTAACGGATCTTTAGCCATCGCTCGCAACAACTGACCCGTCATGTCCTTCTCCGACCAACGCGTCTGTACCAAAACTATACTACCACCCGGCTGAAGACGTTGTCGGGGACCCCCAGTATACCAATCCCATGCATCATCAAAACCATTACTGCTCATCGCAGTCTGCTCCGAATGCGGATCATCAATAATAACTAAATCACCACCACGTCCCGCTAAGTTAGATCCCACACCAACAGCATAATACATCCCGCCACGGCTCGTGTCCCACCGACCAGACGCCTCGCTGTCCGCCGCAAGCTTGACCTCCGGAAAAATCTCCTTGTACTCCTCACTGTCAATCAAATTCTTCGTCTTACGTCCAAAATTAACCGCAAGCTCAGTCGTGTGCGTCGCCTGAATAATCTTCATATTCGGGTTCTGTCCCATCATCCATGCAGGAAACAAAAAGGATGCAAACTCACTCTTCGTGTGCCGCGGAGCCATGTTGATAATCAAGCGCTTTAGCTCGCCGCTCGCGACTCTCTGTAGCTTCTCGGCAATGATTTTATGGTGCCTGCCAGAGATGAACTCAGGCCACATTGAATGTACAAAATATAAAAAATTATTTTGCGCTAATTCGTTTTTCTCCAATTGCGCCAAACGCAACTGAAGTTTCATCATCTTATCTTCTACCGAACCTATGGTCTGATTCATCGGG